CTTCCGATCTCCAGCCCAGCCACTGCCGCAGGGCATCCCCCGATGGCGTGCCGGCCGGCAGCTTCGCGGCTCGCAGCACTTCAGCAGCGGTGTCAACAAACCGTGCTGCTCCGCCCTCGCAAACCACCCAGTCGCCGGCCTCAGTGACAGCCGCCAAGAATCCCTGTGCCTGGAAGCTTGTCGGCCGGCCCTCTGGCGGAACCTCGACATCAAGTGCCTTCAGCACCGCGGCCACCGTGACATCAAATGGGATCGCGCGGAACTGTCGCCAGCTGGGGGGGCTCATGGTTCCGCATCGGCTGGATCCAGTCTGCTGCCCCGCTCAAGCCGCACGGTGCAGAGGCTGGCGAAGGTGGGGTCCAGCAGCGGCTCAGGGAAGCCAAGCCCACAGCGATCAGCGAGCCAGTGCACGCAGGTGCTGCATTCATGCCATCCCTGGTCGCCGTCGCGCTCCGACCATCGGACACCGCAATCCGGCTCCAGGCAGCCGTAGCGGCGCAGCCTGCCGACTTTGCGGCGGTTGCTGTAGAGGAATCGAGCGACGCCGCCGCACAGCCGGCAGCGACAGGTTTTGATTGGCGTCATCAGCTGAAGCCGGTGAGTTCTAACCATGCCAACTCCTGCTCTGGGGTCAGCTCAGGCGGCTCCGGCCAGGGTTGCTGGATCGGCGCCGGCCAGCAGTTGCAGGACAGCAGCCGGGCCCGCAGCCGGGCCCGCTGATCGTCGTCGAGGAGGTGGCGGATGGGATCGAGGACCACGGCGGTCGGGCCGGCCTCCCAGTCCGGCCACCTGGCGCAGCCATAAATCCACCGCAGGCCCTGGGGGTCGACGGCCTCATGCAGGGGGCCCATCGACTCGCCTGGACTCCACCACACCGAGAAGCGCCAGCCGCTCGCCATGGTGACCCGCTGGGTGCCGTGGACGAGCTCCGCCACTGGCTGATCGGCCAGCAGCGGTGCGCCATCGGCCGCGGCGATCAAGGCTGCTGCTGCGGCCTCAGAGGTTGGCCTGGGCGGCAGCTGGGGGATGACGGGACCGGGGTCAGCCATGGCACCCGATCCCATCGAGCCAGTCAGCTACGGTGCTGCTGCCGCCATGCCGCTCGCGCAGGACTTGGGCAAGCTCGCGTGCGACAGCGACGGACAGATCGCGACAGTCCTGGCAGGCCCGCTGGCATGTGTTCAGGTCGGTGTTTTCGGCGCAGAGCGCCAGGGCCAGCCGGTCGGCGAGGGTGGTGCCAGCCGGTGCCGGTTGTTGCTCCCAGAGAGCTGAGACGGGTTGCGGCCCCGGAATCGGTCGCCATGGTCCGTCCAGGTGATCGGCGCCCTCCCAGCCGGTGCCGGCTGGGCGGGCGTAGCGGGGGACACCCCGGAGTGAGTCACCCATCTGCCTGCCCTCCCCGCAGTTGAGCGGCGATGGCCCGCAACTGATCGACGTGCCAGTGCTTCATTGAGCCGGCTTGATCAGCCAGGGCCACCAGGGCGGCGGCGAGGTCGGGCTGACCGTTGCTCAGCGGCAGGGCGTAGGCCGCTTCCAACACCGCCTGCGCGGCGGGGCTCAGCTCAGTCATTGGCCCTCTCCTGCCCGGCGGCGACAACAATGGCCCTACGGCGCCCAGAACCGCAAGTCGGGCAGAAGTTGAAACGATGGCAAGTGCCCCTTAAATGAGGAATTCGATACGTGCCTCTGTCGTCTACAAACCAGTTGGCTGATTCAGCCCAGCTTTCCCATGCCTCGCAGCAAGGCAGTGTGGTGGTTTCATCCATGAACAATCGTGCGAGGAATCAATTTCCCGTCCGATGGGAAAGAAACAAAGGCTTCGCCCTTGTCAAAAAAGAAACGGCAACAGGAAGTGTGCCACCAGAAACCGCGATCCCAGATGGCAGATACACCACTGACGGCCAACACTTGTTCGCCGCAATGATCACATTCCATGTATTCAGCCATCGGCCCCCTCCTGCCCGGCGGGCGTGGTGGTGGGGATGGGTAGGGCGTGGGCGGGGCTCAGTTCAGGCATCAGCTCCCTCCTGCCCGGCGGGCGGCAATGGCAGAGGCTGCCAGTGCGATGGTTTCCAGTCGCGCATTTGCGTGATTCCCAAAAGACCGGCCATTGAGCGCCAGAATGGGCGTGGTTTCTTGGCATAGTGGTCGTCGTCAAAGCGGCCGATGTCGATCCTTGTCCAGGAATAATGCGATCCCGGCCGATAGAGCAAAATCAGCTGATCTAGCGGAGCTGTTGCGATTGGCTGCCAGTTCATGCCCTCCTGCCCGGCGGGCGTGGTGGTGGGGCGCCCCCAGCGGCTGTTGAGGATGTTGCGAGCGTTGTCGCGAGCGTTGTCCACCACTGTCTGCAGTGAGTCGCAGCCCATAACCGGGCGCCACCATTCCATGTCAACCAACTGAGCTCCATCTGCGTCTGCGTCGCCATGCTCATAGGCGGGGTGCAGCAGGGCGCCGATCGTGACGGCGGGCGGGGTGGCGGGGCGGCCCCAGCGGGCGAGCGCTTGAGACTGTGCCCACCAGGCGATTACGTCGACTCCCAGCTCATCCCAGCTGTTGACGGCATCGGCATGGGCGTTCCAAGCGTCTCGCAGATCGTCCAGGCTTAGCAGTTCGTCATCGCTCGACTCCCCCTCCGGCACAGCGTCCAGGGCGGCGGGGCTTTTCCCAGGCGTGACTTTGAAGCAAGAGGCGTACCAGCTGCCAATGGCAGAGGCCAGCCGCGCCTTGATGCGGTGCAGGGTCATTTCCAGCGAGTCGCAACCATACTCCGGCTGCCACCACTCGCCGTTGACAATCTGCGCGCCATCTCTGATGCCTTCGCCTAGCTCGTAACCACCGTTAGGAGTGATAGCGGCTGCGACAAGTTCAACCAAAGACTTAACCCTATCTTCAGTCAATAGGTCAATGGTGAGCGTCAGTGACGGCTCATCGCTCTTCTCCGGCACAGCGGCCTGGGCATCGCGGGCATAGGCGATGGCGCCAGCAACGGCGTCCCAGTCGGTCTCGGCAGGATTGCTGGGGCACAGCATATCCTCGTCAACTAGCTGCACCAGCCGCTTTAGCGCGGCGCGGATCGGGTCGTTACTCATGATCAACCTCCTATGAGTGTGATTGTTGTGATGGCCAGTCATCAGCCTTGGATGCCCCCGGCGTAGCGTGGGGTCAGCCCTGAGGGAGGCAACAGACGCGGAAACCGAGGATGTAGCTGCGGGTGGCCGGGAGGTAGCGGCTGCGGTAAGCCGAGCGGCAGTACCTGGGGTGGTTGTTCCACGAGCCGCCGCGCAGCAGCCTGGCGCTCTGATCATCTCCTGACAACCAGGCACGGCCATCGCTGGGGGCTCCTTTGTAGTCGGGATGCCAATGATCCAGGCACCATTCCCACACATTGCCGTGCATGTCATGGAGGCCCCAGGCATTGGCGGGAAACATCCCCACCGGCGTGGTCTGCTGTCGGCACTCACCCTGGGGGCCGTCGGCATAGGTGGAGCTGGCGTCGTAATTGGCCAGCTCGGCGGTGAGCGTCTGCCCGAAGGAAAAAGGCGTGGCCGTTCCTGCCCGGCAGGCGTATTCCCACTGGGCTTCGCTGGGCAGGGTGTAACGCCGGCCGGTGCGTTGGCTGAGGCGGCGGCAGAACTCCATCGCCTCGTGCCAGCTCACGCTCTCCACCGGGCGCTGGGCGCTGTCTGAGCCATTGAAGCGTGAAGGGTCGCTGCCCATCACTGCCTGCCACTGAGCCTGGGTGATCGGTGTCTGCGCCATCCAGAACTCCGACACACGCACCGGGTGCTGGGGGCCTTCGCGTTCCTCTCGCTCCAGCTCATCCGGCGGCGAGCCCATGAGGAACTGACCGGCAGGGATTGCCAGCATCTGTAGATCGACGCCCTCTCCCAGAGATTCGGCAAAGGATTCGGCCCCGGCCCCGGCGGCGGCCCTGGGGGCCCCGGCAGCAACAGACAATGTGACGGAAATAGCCTTATGCTTTTGCTCGCGCATTGCAGCGTGCGCATACCCCGCCACATCTTCCCAATGCTGCTGGTCGTGAGGATCGGCGCCGGACAACACCCGGCCGACCTTATGGCAAATCATGTCAAGCGCTTCCCGCTCACCCCAGCTGAGTCGCTGCCAGTTGCGACCAGTGCGAATCGCGCTTTTCATTCGCTGAGCGACATTTCCGACGGCCTCCATTCCGCCGTGCTGGTTGTCGCGGTTTGGTGTGTTCGTGGTCATGACTGGTTTTCCGTGGGTGTGGTTGTCGTGGTGGCCGGCAGCATCACCCGCCACCAGCCCTGGGCGCCCTCCAGCCGTTCGACGCGGCCAAGGCCGGCGCGGCGTGGGGCGTTATTGATCGGGCTCATGAGCCCGACTCCAGTGGGGCAAAGAGAGACGCCGACTGGCCCTCCGCTTGCTCAAGAAATCGCGCCGCCTGGCGCGCATACTCGGGCTTTAGTTCGATGCCGATGTATCGACGGCCCATCCTGACGGCCTGGTAGCCGGTGCTGCCAATGCCATTGAACGGATCCAGCACCAGATCGCCAGGGTTGCTGTAAAGGGTCAGACAACGCTCGATCAGGTCAAGCGGCATGGGGCAGATGTGCTTTTCGTCTTTGTCGCCCTTGAATCTGGCGTTGAGCACTTTTGTTTGCATGGTGTCCATCCACACGGGCGATGCCCACTGCTGCCATTGATCCAGCGTGAACTCGTCGCGTGTGTGCCTGACAGGTTCGCCAACGTTCTTGCCTTTTGACTCTTTGCGCATTACGAGGATGTACTCAGGCATCCCCATGGCGCTAACGCGGCTGTTCTCTCTAATGTTCTTATATAGTAGCCGTTCGTGCTTTGTTTTCTGCATCTCGCGCACAGGATCACGCCAAATAGTCACCCGAGCGCGCAGGCAGAATCCAGCGCTGCGATAATTGCGGCTGGCCTCGTCGCTAAACGGAAACAGTCCACCTTCGCCTGTCTCACTGCTGTTCTGATAAAAAACTGTATCCTTAACATGATCGCAGATCACAGCGCCGGGCTTCAAGACGCGGAACAACTCGCGTGCCATGTAGGCGTGATGCTCTAAGAATTGATCATGCGATTCGCTGTTGCCCATGTCCCGTTCAGAGTCGCTGTAGATGTAAAGCGAGCTAAATGGCGAGCTGAACACGGCAACATCGACGCACTCATCAGGCATGCCGGCCAACAACTCAACGCAGTCAGCGTTATAGACGGCCCAGCTTGAACCTTCGTAATCGGGTTTCATGGTTTTAGGAATTGTGGGAGTGTGACCTTTGGCGCCCTGGTATAGGCACGCCTGAGGGTTGCTTCTTGCTGTGACGACAGCATCGACTGAGCCATGGCGCGTTTCATGCGCTGATGATTAAGCGCCTTGTGTTGCACGTTGTTCCAAATAGCGGTTTCCGTGTCACTGATCACGACATGGCACGTCACCGGCGATTGCTGCCCATAGCGCCAGGCGCGGCGAACCGCCTGGTAGTGCTGTTCGTAGCTGTGGCTAACGCTGGCAAATATGACCGTATGAGCGTGCTGCCAGTTCAATCCTAACCCTGCCAGCTTGGGCTTAGAGACGATCACGCGGCGCCGACCAAACGTGAAGTCGTCAAGGGCAGCGATCTTCTCGTCTGGATCCATGGAGCCATGCACTTCAATCGAGTCGGGGATGGCGCTGGCCAAAGCGGCTGATTCGCTGTTGGTTTCGCACCACACAATCACCGCGCCATTGGCAGCATTGGCAATCTCGGCTGCCTTGGCCACCCGATCTTCCATGGTCAGCCGCTTCTCTCGGTGAATCGTGGTGGCGCTGCCGTCGGGGATCCTGAACAACATTCCGTCGGGCACGTCTTGAGTGATATCCGCTGAGACGGTGTGCAGCTCATAGGTGAGCGGCGGAAGCACAAAGCCGGAATCGTCGCCGCCCAGGTCGGAAGGCAATGTGGCCGCCCTGGCCCAGCTAGCCACCCATCGCCAGAAGTCGGCGCCAGCGTGCCCTTTGAGTCGATAACCGCCCATGGTCGTCTGATCACTGATAAACCAGCGTGACAGCATTTCAGGCCCAGGCATGATGCCCAAGAACTCGGCGTGCTGGCCCAACTCCATGTGATCGTTGGGCGCCGGGGTAGCCGTGGCTGCCAGCCGGTACGGAGTGGAGCTGAACGCATCGCAAAGTAGGCGCTTCGTTGGGCCCGTGAAGCTTTTGAGAATGGAGCTCTCGTCCAGCACCACGCCGCCATAGGCGCCGGGATCCAGCTTCGACAGTCGTTCGTAGTTGGCGATGTTGACGCCTGGCCCGGCTTCGGACTGCTCACGAATCACTCGAGCAGCCACGCCGATGGACTCGCATTCGCGTTGCATCTGACGGGCAACCGCCAACGGCGTCAGGATTAACGATGGCTTGCCAGCTTGCTGCGCAAATTCCTGGGCGGCGGCTGCTTCCACCCTGGACTTGCCAAGGCCGGTATCCAGGAAAGCAGCGGCGCGCCCTTTCCGGCAGGCAAACTGCAAAGTGGCCAGTTGATGCGGAAACAGTCCAGCCCAGTCGTTTGCAGGCTCAAAGCCATGCGATGCGACAGCAGTGCCCTTAGAGGCAATGAAGCGCCTGTAATCGGCGATCGTTGGCACACTCATCCCGCCCTCTCCTTGAGCCACGCCTCAACAATCGCCAGGGCAGCCGGCGGCACCAGACGGCTGCCCGTCGGATGCCAGCGGCTGGTATCCCATTGGCCACTCGGCAGCCAGGCAGCGGTCTGACGCAACTGACTGTTACGCCGGAGGAACCTGACCAAGATGTGACCATTAAGATTAGTTCGGTTGCGCACGGTGACCGAGAGCGCCGGGTGATCGATGTTCGGCACTTGATGCCAGGTGTCTACCGGCTGCCAGTCGTTGGGGCCAATGGTCATGGCTGCTCCTCATAGGTGGGCAGGGGATCCAGTTCCCTCCATTCGTCGGGCGCCGCGTCGTCACCCAGGACGAGCCACCAGGCCCGGCCGTCGGTGTCGATCGCATCAAGCACCGTGAAGCCCTGGGGCGTGGGCGTGCGGGTCAGGCTGGCGAAGCGGCGGGGGCCGCTGCGCTCGGGAGGCGGGGTGTGCATGGGTGGGTGGTAGCGGATTGTGTTCCGCATCGGATCCTAGGCGATCGGACGCGGATGCGCTTACTATGGCACATCAACCCGCCCTAGGCCATGACATCCCGTCCGTCCGTTACATTCCGGCCCACCCAGGCCCAGCGCGCCTGGCTTGACCAGCAGCGCAGCCAGCGCGGCATCCCCATCACCACCCTGCTACAGCTGGCGCTGGAGCGTGCCATGCAGGAGCAGCAGGAGCAGCAGGAAACCCCGGCCGATGGCAGCCGCTGACCCGTTTGATCCGACCATGGCCACGAAGTACGGCCGAGTCACCAGCCAGGAGTACCAGTGGCGCCGCTTCTATGAGGAGTTGGAGCGCTGGCTCACGCCCGAGATCCTCGCCTACCTCGAAGAGGCCTGGCCCACCCCAGAACAGGCCGAAGCCAATCGGCGCGCCTGGGCTCAGCAGAAGCGAGCGCAGCGGAACCGCATGGCCACCGCTAAGGCGATCGCGGATTGCGCCCGCGTCGATCGCCGTCCTTCCCGCTCACCCCAGCAGCTCACCATTTTGTGACCATCCCCCCGATCCATCGGGGCGAGGCTGATCGTTTCCTGTCGCTGCTCGGGAAGGCTCCCGAGACGGCACGGCTGCGCGCCTTCCCCCATCGCGTCAACCCCAGGCGTAGCGCCATTGGCCCACGCAAGGGCCCATACGACCTGCCAACCGCCAGCCGCTGGCAGGCAGAAGGCCGCGGCATCTATCTCGTGATCAACGACGGCGGCGACGATGACGCAGCCATCACCCTTTGCCGTGCCATCTGGGTTGAGTGGGACCACAAGCCCCTCAAATGGCAGCTGCAGGCCTGGCGTGAGTTCGGCCTGGGCGAGCCGACCATCACGGTCACCACTGGCGGCAGGTCGGCCCACCTGTACTGGGTGCTCACCGAACCTGTCACGGTTGCCGAATGGCTGCCCCTCCAGGCGGCGCTGATCGAGCTCACCGGCGCCGATCGCGTCAACCGCAACGCCTCGCGTGTCATGCGCCTGCCCGGCGCGTTCTACATCGGTCCCGATGGCGCCGCATCAGGGCAGACCCGCATCCACAGCAGCACCGCTCACCGCTACAGCCTCAAGGAAGTGCGCGGCTGGCTGGCGGAGCAGCTGCGGGGCGATGCGGCCCAGGCGGAGCAAGGCGACGCCGACCCGTTCGGGCCCCTGCCCCTCGATGACCTGCCGCCGCGGCCACCCGAAGCGTTGCGCGATGCCCTGCTGAAGGTGCCGCCATTCAGCCATGGCGCAGGCCAGTATCAGCAGCTCCTGGGGCTGGCCCTTCGGCTGCATGTCGAGCTTGGCGCCGCGGAGGCTCAGGCTCTGCTCTCTGAGACCTGCTGCCAGGCGATCACGGATCTGCCCAGCTACTTCATCACCACTCCCAGCAAGATCAGCCGCGGCAGCGTCTGGCCTTATCTGCGTGATGAGTTCGGCATCGACATCAGCCGCCATGATCTGCGGGGAAAGGCCTGTGGCGGCGCCAGGGATGCCCGCCAGGCGCCGCCACAGGCTGAGACGGGCGACGATGGCCCGCAAGGCGATCAGGCGCCTCAGGGCGGCAAGCGGGGCCCGCTGCTGTCGTTGGAGGAGGTGCGCGAGCGTCTCACCTATCTGGTCTGCTCCGGCGCATCACGGCAGGACATCGAGGCCGAGCGCATCCGGCTCGCTGCTGCCAGCGACATTCAGGCCGCATCGCTGCGGGATCTGCTGGTCAGCATCCAGCGAGAGCACGATGCTGAGCTCCAGGTTGAGCAGGAGGCCCGGCGCCTTCGGCGGGGCATCGCAGGAGCTGACCACGGCAGAGCCATCACGCTTGATCACCTGATGCCGCCTCGCCTGGCCGAGGCCCTGCAGACCCGAATCAGCTACCTGCCAGCCGATGACGTGGCCGCCTGCATGGCGTTCCTCGTCTGCGTCTCTGGCGTGGTGAAGCTCGGCACCGAGTTGATCGCCTCGCGCGCCGCCGACTACCGGGTTCCGCTCAACCTCTATGGAGCTTTGGTGGCGCGATCCGGTGCGAAGAAGTCGCCCCTCGGGCGGTTGCTGGTCGGCCAGCCAACCCACGAGCTCCGGCTCGATCTGGCACGGCAGCACAGCCGCGCCATGGCGGACTGGCAGGAGCAGAACCGCGGCGTCAAGCCATCCGAGCGGCCGGACCCACCGCGGGCGGTGTACCTGTCAATCTCCGACGCCACCGCCGAGGCCCTGGCCTCACAGCTGCAGGTACAGGAGGAGCGCGGCATGGGGCTCCTGCTGCACCGTGACGAGTTGGCCGGCCTGTTCGGCAGCCTCAACCAGTACCGCGGCGGGCGGGGCGCCGACTCTGAACAGCTGCTAGAGGCCTACGACGGGTCGGGCTTCCGCTCGCTGCGCGTTGCGGCCAACGGTGGCGGCAGGTTCTATGACCGTTGCCACCTGTCGATCTGGGGCACCATCCAGCCGGCGGTGCTGCGTGAGCTGGTGGCCGATGGTGACGCCTCCGGCCTCTGGGCTCGCTATTGCTGCGTTCCGCTGCCCGAGGTGGCTGTGCCACTGCCGGACGAGGAGGACGAGGCCGCAGGCGATCGCAGCGATGCCGCAGCGGCTGTACTGGCGGCGGCATGCAGCTACGTCTACCGGCTGCCTCGCGCGAGCCTCACCCTCTCGCCGCAGGCTCGCGCGATGTTCATGCAGTACGAGGCCCGCTGCCAGGGCGATGCCCTCGCGGCCACCCTGCCAGCTCAGGGGGCCCTGATGGGCAAGGCGCCTGGGAAGGTGCTGCGCGTGGCAGCGCTGCTTCACCTGCTCTGGTGCTGGGAGGCCAACGGCAACCCGGCCGCTATGGCTGTAGGCGATGGCGCCGTGAGACGGGCTATCACCCTGATCGATCACCTGAACGACTGGACATTGAGCCTGCATGAGGCGAGCACCGGCGGCGAGGCCTCCGATCTGATGCGGTTCATCCATCGCCTGGCGGAGTCTGAGGGTCACGCCATCGCCTGGCGGGATGTGGCGCAGCGGCTGTCCAAGGGTATGCGGCGCGAGACCGATTCAGCCGCCGCCAGGGCGGCTGTGATGGCACTGCAGGATCTGGAGGTGGGGCAGGTGGAGATCGGCGCGCGCGGCGGGTGGTCGTACCGGGCCTGCGGGGCGCTCCCGTGAGGCCGCTGCGAATGTTGGCAATGTTGGCCAATGTTGGCTGGGCGACCAACACTCAGAAACCCGCTCCAGGACAGGGATATAAGGGTATAAAGGATATATATGTTGGTATGTTGGTCTTTTTTTGTCTGTTCTCTTAGAGCCCCCCTCTCTCTGTATCACGCAGGCACACTCACCCCCATACGGCCAACATTGCCAACAAGCCAACATTCAGCCGAGACCGACTGTGCCGGAACGGATCTGAACGTTGGCAAGCCGCCAACACAGCGGCCAACATTCAGCCCCACGCCCCCCCCACATCCCCACGCCTCCGCCCCCCATGCCCACCCACTGGCTCCGGCCCATCCCCGGTCTGCATCGCCGCGACCCAGAGCACGTCTATGAGCTCGATGGGGTCACATTCCCGATCAGCGTCACCGGCGTCGTGAGCTGCCTGAAGTCGGACTACGCCCTGGAGCGCATCGAGGCCACCCGCGCCACATGGGAACCACGGGGCAACAGCTGCCACAGAGCGCTGGAGCTCATGCTCACCGGCGGCCCGCAGGCCCTGCAGGAGCTCTCTGAGCTCAGCCGGGGCGAGTGGCGCGACTGGATCCTGCCGCTGATCTCCCACGAGCGATGGGAGGACCTGGGGGTGATCGCCAGCGAGCGGCCAACTTGCTGCCCTGTGCGGAACGTGGCCGGGATGTTTGACCTGGCGTTCATCGACGAGAGCGGTCGGCGCATCCTCGCCGACCTCAAAACCCTCAGCGCCAACGGAGCGACCTACAGCACAGCCGCACAGCTTGGCGGCTACATGGCGTGCGAAGCCGCCTGGGGCAACCACTACGACGCCGGGCAAACCATCTGGTGCCGGCCTGGCTCCACCACCTTCAGCCCGCTCTATTCCGTCGCTGAGTGCCGGCTGGCCTGGGCAGCGGCCTGGGCCACCTGGCGCAGCAGGCCCCCGGCGCCGTTCTGAGTTGCCAGCCAGCAGACCCTAAGGGTATGCTGTTCCGCATACCCGGCACCCATGGGGCCGCCGGGTGATCCCACGCATTTGCAGCACACCATGCAACTGTTCACGCCCGAGGATCTCGCGGCATTGCCCGAGGATGACCTCCTGAGCAGCATTGAGGCCACCAAGCGCCGCATTTCGGAGCTAGGCAGCCTGCTCGACGCCTATTTGGATGACCTTAGTCGCCGGGTCGACACTGGTGAGCTTGATCCGCAGTTCAGTCATGACGACTGGAATTTCAGCCTCTCGCCCGGCAGTCGATCATGGGACTATCCTGAGCAGGTGCTGGCCATGGCGCAACAGCTAAAGGCCGCTCGCAGGGCCAGCGAAGCCGATGGCACCGCTACCGAGACGCGCGGCGCCCCCTATTGGACTATCAGGGGGCCACGGTCATGAGCCGCTCAGCACCCTGCGCCACCCTGATCGGCCGCTTGACCCTGGCTCTTCAGCGCCGCATGGAGGAGGGCATCAGCGACACCTGGATCCAGGAACTCGCTAAGGAAGCACTGACGCACACTGCCGCCGAACTGGTGGCATTCGAGCAGGACCAAGGCCAACCCTGCAGCCTGACCGATGCCGCACTGTTCCTCACGTCGGAGATCACGTCATGAGCAGCACCCTGCAGCAGCTGGAGCGCATCCGCTCCGACCTTGGCAGCCTGATCGAGCAGGCAGCACAGGAGGCCGCGGTCTCTGAAGACATCCGCGCATACCAGGTTGGCAGGCAGGACATGCGCCGTGCCGTAGCAAGCATGCTTTCAGCTCGCGCGATTGACCTTAGGGCCGGCAACAAGCACAGCGCCGCTGATGCCATTAGCCGGGCGGCCCGGGCGGTGGAGGAGATGCGCTGAACCCTCAGAAGGCCAAGGGGGACCGGGCCGAACGCGAGGCCGCCGAGTTGCTGACCCAGCTACTTGGCGTGCCCGTGCGTCGGAAGCTGGGCGCCGGCCGCCAGGATGACGCGGGCGATCTCGATGGCGTACCGGGCCATGCCGTCCAGGTAGCGTCATGGGCGGACACAGCCAGGGCTGCCATGGTCAAGCCACGCGAGGCCGAGACCCAGCGAGGCCATGCCGGAGCCGATCACGCGGCCACGCTGATCAGATTCCGTGGGGGCGCCTGGCGGGTGGTCCTTACGCCAGAGCAGTGGGCAGCCCTGCTGCGCCGTGGTGGCCTGCTGTGAGCTCCTGGTGGGTCACGGTGGAATGGGCCCCCGGCCGCACCCGCGATCATCGGGTTCAGGCCCACGGCCCCTGGGCCGCCTGGTGGCTGGGGTGCAGGCTCTGGGGCCAGCAGAATGTGCGCATGGTCAGGGAGGCGCGGTGATGGCAGGCGGGGTATCGCTCACGGTTGACACCAGCGGGATCAGTCGCATGAGCCAAGGCCTCGCGCGGATGATGGGGCAACACGAATGGATCACCGCGCGGGCGATGACCGCTGCGGCCAAGGCCTCGCGCGAGGCCATTCGTCGCGAGATCCTGCCGCGCGTGAAGGGAAACGCCACGCCATGGACTCAGCGCGGCCTAATCGTGAAGTACGCCAGCCGCAACGACTTGACGGCCATGGTCGGCTTTCAATACGGCGAGGGCAAGTGGACTGATAGCGAGTTCAGCCGCAAGGGCCAGGGAATCCCGGCCGGCCGGTACATGGGTATCAATGCCCGCGGCGGCGACCGCAGACCCAAGGCCACAGAGCTGGCGCTGCGTCGTGCGGGCGCCATTCGTTCGGATCAATTCATCACGCCGAACGTCACGGGCCGTGGTGTGCGCATTGACGCCAGGGGCAACGTCTCCGGCGGCACTTACCAGCAGGTGCTCTCCCGTCTGCGTGCGCTCCCTCAGGGATCCAGCCAGAACGCGCCGAGCGGGCGTGGGGCTGACAGCCGCGGCCGATCAGCCAAGGGCAGGGCAGCAACGGATTATTTCGTCTTACGTCGCATGGGCAGCAACCCGTCGCGCTGGCAACTCGGCGCCGACCCATCGGCCATCGTGACCAGGACCGGCCGTGGGCCGAAGGGCGGCACAGGCAAGGGATCGGGACAGCGTGGCCGGCCTCAGACTGTCGGGTATAGGCGGGGCTTCAAAGTCGCCTTCAACATCACTGACCAGCCGAACTATGAGCGGCGCTTCCCCATCGAGCCGGTCGCGATGCGGGAGTTCCGCAGGGTGTTTCCGCTTGAGTGGGAAGCAGGATTGCAGCGCGAGCTGGAGAGGCGGGCCGGCCGGTGAAGCCACCGGCTTTTGGGTCCTTCTGAGCTCCTGATTTTGAGGGTGTATTTGAAC